CAAACTCACCAGACTAATCAGAGGCTGATTCACTATGGGTGCGTATCCTATTCAGTTGGCCGACCGAATATTTAACGGGCCATGCTCGTCAGGTAATCCATAAGACTGAGGTGTTTGCGTATTAGATATAAGCAAGTAGCGAACCCACTTATACCTTTGATGACTATAGTTATACTAAAAAATAACTATTTGTCAACACTTTTTTACCTAGCAGAACCAGATATATCATAAACAAATTTTCCAGCGCGAATAGAGTCCATTATTTCGTCTGAACGTGCTTCGTATTCTTGAGGTGACATTTTTTGAACTTCTGACTCTTTTAGATAAGAAGATGCCTCACTCTCTTGCGGCTTGCTTCTAGTATTCTTTGATGTGACAGCTTCTGCTGCATTACCTCTGGACTTTTTCTTAGTCGTGAGGTTCTTGTCTGATTTGTACAAGTCAATAGCACGGGAAGCAGAACGAGCATCATCATCGTTCTCATAGAGTGCTTCCTGTACCCACTTAGGCTGTTCGTCAGCCCACTCGTGAAAGTCATCGCTATCCCTAATCTCATCAAAGTCAGGATGCAGTCGCATTAATTCTGCTTCTGCTTTTTCTCGCTGGGCATTAACCTGCATTTCGTCCACTGCCTTAAAACGGTCTTCAAGCGTCTTAGTTTGTTCCTGCGCTTTTTTAGCAGCAATAGTTTCAATAATAGCAGCAACATCAGGATAATCCCTTGCCCAAGCCTCAAGGTCTTCGTCCGACTTTGGCAACTTCATTTCTTTACGAGTTGCAGAGTCTAGTTGACCTTTTAATTCTTCAAGCTGTTTTTGAAACTCTTTCTCTTTTTCTTGCACATGACGACGTAAGTCACCATATCGTTTTTTAAATGTTTTTTCTTCCGACGAAGTAGGTTCTTCTTCTGGCTCTTCTACTTCGCCTTTTTGCTCTTTCATAAGCTGTTCTAGTTCTTCTTCTTCTTGCTTACGTTTTTCTTCGTTGCTGTATTTCCTTTGTGCAAAAGCAACTTTTGTTTCCGGCTGCATTTCTTCAGCCATGATTGTGTCGTTCATGGGTTTCTCCTATCTGGGGCCATCGTAGCCATGCAGGGGGATGGGTAGGCCAGTCATGCAAAGGTATATTTAAAAGCCACCTTGCCTAGCTTTATTCGTAATCGTCGTAGTATCCACCAGTTGATTGATAATTGTCGGCAGTTGTTGCTACGTCTTGTATGGCTTCTTTTATAGCCTCGTCAATGATAGAACCTACTGTATAGCCTGTTGCTGGATTCACATCATCTTCTTGATTACCAAACGCTAAATCTCTCGCCTTGCCTGTCAAATTAGAGGCTTCCTCAACACGACGGCGTTGTTGAGCTTCTTTAGTACGTCTTGCCTCTTCAGCAGCTATACGCTCTAGTCGCGCTTCTTCTTTCAATTTAATTTCGGCTTTTTGTTTTGCTATCTCACGCATAAGCGTATTTGTAGGTTTCAGAATATCTGTTCCTTTAACATATATGTTAATTCCCAACTCCTTGGCAAGTTGTCTCTGGCTCCTAGTTACCTCCGCTTCTGTTTTAGCAGAGCCATCATCATTACGATAAATACCTTCTAATTCAGACATTACAGACGTTGCCGTAGCTGCTATTGCTCGTTGTCTTTCTACTGACATTTCGTGCAATCGAGTGTTGTCATCATACTTTCCCGTCTTACGGCCTACTCTCCCCGGAACAGAAAAATTAACATTACCTCCTCTATAAGCATCTAAAATACCGCCAAAAGCAGAACTCGTAAGCGTACCGGTTCTAGCTTTAGGGTCTTTACTAAATTCTCTCGCAACGCCACTAGCTATGTTAAATGTTTCGCCTAGCGCACCAAAACCAAATCCATACTGACTGATAGCAGACCTAAGAGAATCGTCCAACCTATTTTTGTCATAACCAATACCTGTCACATCTGATGATGCAAAATTTTCATCATTTGTGGAATCACCATCATCATCTGGAGATGTTGTTTGTGCTGTTGGTACGACAGTTTCAGGTGGTTCTGTAGGCTCAACAATATCTGTTTCAATACGTGTAAAGCCGGAAGGAATAGGATAGATAGGCTCACCATTGACAAACGGAATAGTCATCTTCTGTCCCGTGTCTTTGTTCTCAAACTCTACTAACTCATCGTACCTGCCCTCTGGTGTTGGCATCAGTTGCTCAAATGTTGGCAACACTTCAGGCGCAGCCATTACAGGTGTAGCTGCTTGTTGAGTCGGTACAAAGGGTGCTGGGGGTGGAGGAGGAATATATGCAGGTGGTTGAACAGGTGCCATCTGTCCAAACTGTGACTGTTGCATTGCAATATTCGGGTCTACAAAACCACCAACTTGCATCTCTACAGGCTCGTCTTCAAGTTCTAAATCGTCTAATGTAAACGGCAAGTCATCAGGCATAGTTGCTTCGTCAGAGTTGCCCATCTGACCCATCTCTTCCATGCGCTTCAAACCCATCTTTGCTTCTTGGCGAAGCTGCATTAACTTTTCCAAACCGATGTAACGCACAACATCTGCAGGGAATACAAACTCTCCCTCACTAAGTTGTGCGGGTATGTCGTCGCGTACCTCTTCTTGCATTGACCCCGGTGGCACATCGTTACCAGAAACAGGGTCGGTTGTACCACCCTCATCCAGTAGACCACCATCGTCAAACATGCTCATCTGCTCTTTTATAGACACGCCACCTTTATTCATTGTCGGCACCCCTGACACAACTGGTTTGTTCTTAAATCTGCCTAGTCTCTCTAAGACACTCTTCTTAGCATCCAATGCCTCTTGCGTAGGCTCGTCTCGCCCAAACAAACGGTCAAGAAAACTAGGTTGCTCTGGTTCTGGTTTAGTTGGGATAGCCTTTGCCGTTTGAACTTTTAAACTTTCTGCTTGTTGCAGTTGCTCATCTCTATCCGCAGCATCTACAGCTTCTTGTAGTTCCTGTTGTGCAACCTCTTCCAACATATCTGTTGTACCTGGCTCAACTACGTCTGCATCCTCATCTGGTACCGAATCTACAACCGGCTCAATATCTTTGTATTCTTTGTATTTATTTACATCAGACAAATCTACAGTTGCTAACTTTAGACGATTAGTTGTAGCCTCATCCGTAGATATAATAATACCAGCACGAGCCAATACTTTAGCTGTTCGATTGTCTAAACCACGACTTGGCCTTCCGGCAATAGTTCTACGAGACTCTTTGATTACTCTCTTTTTATTTGCATCTGTTGGGTTATTTTGAAATTCTAAAAGACGCTTTGCTAACGTAGGATACTTTTCACCTGTGTTGAAATGTGTATCTTGCAATACATACTGAAATTCAGGATTTAGCGACTCGTATTCTGGATATACGTCTGTGAGTTTTATTCCATCTAACTGAAACTTTTTTGTTGCAATTCTTGCAAAGTCTGCTACACTCGTATTTTTATTTAGCGTTTCAATACCTAACGATTTTGCTATTGCTTGATTTGCTGCGTATGCATCTGTATTAGGTTGAATGACAACACCATAAGGACCAGTTAAAATATTCCGTTCATCTTTGTGGACAGTAGTTCCCTCGTCCGAAGACAAAGAGTCCAGAATAAAGTTAGTATTAATCATTGATATTGTCCCTTAAACTTTTCATGCTACGCAGGACAGCTACAGCCCCCTGCGCACGATGCATCAAAATTGTATTGTCGCCTTGTTCCAACGCCCTGTGCTGTTGTTCTATCAGGGCATCCAAATAATTATTGAAGTGGGGCCACTGCTTGCTGTTGACCAGCGGCTTCAGCTTGCTGATTAGTTCCTTGTCCATTCGCACTAAATCCTTGTTCACTAGGTACAGGTGCTTGTCCTACACCTATTGTGCCACCCCCTGCTCCTGTCGGGTCATTAGGGTCTGCTCCCGCAACAGGTGGTTGCTCCGGTGATGTTTGCTGAAATCCCTTGAGTAGTTCAGCTTGTAATGCAGCCTCATCCATATTATTTGTAACCTTGTCAGGGTCAAGGTCAAGAGATTTTGCAATCTCACGTATTACGTACTGGAACTTTGCAAAAGGTGCAAGGGCAGGATTACTTGCTACGCCCAAGAACTGCATAAGCCTCTGACTACGAACTTCGTTAGCCATCAGACTTTCCGTACCCCTTGCCTTCACCTCTAGGTCGCCCTTTATCTCGGGGTCAAAATCAAACTGCATGTTGAACCGGAAAAAGCCCTCACCCAGTGGACGCAACAGATAGTCGTCCACGTTTTTGATAACACTCTTGGTTCCACCTGCTGCAGCATTCATCAGCATAGAGATGCCTGACGCTGTGCGCCCTACACCCTGAATGCCTGTCTGTCCATGTGCATATGATGGAAAGCCAGTGCTTTCGTCTGCCAGTACACGTGCCTTGTCAAACAGCATCATGTTCTCAGAAGATACGTTAGGAAACTTTGTGCCAAAGATAGCCTGACCCGGTGCGCCGCCCTGACGACGAAACACCTTGCCGGGATACAGGGATAGGTCTTGTCCAGGCACCAGATTGGTCTCATCCACTTCTACAATCAAGTTGCCTGACAGTACAGCATTGTCCACAGCCATACGCATGAAACCGTTCATCAGCGTCTGCGTGTCGTCCATGTTCTCTGCAATACCCACACCAAAAAAGCTATAAGGATTGAGTTCATACGGTGAGGCATGATACGGAATACGTGCTGGCTTAAATGGGTTCAATACAACACGAATAAGTTTGTTGTTACATATCCAGATATTAGCTTGTAACTCGTCAAAGTCTTTGAGTTCATCTGGAATATCTACATCGTTTTCTTCTAGGATGCCTGTGTCAATAGTACCCCAATACTCTAACACCTCAAATCTATCAATACCATGTTCAGGAGCGTAGTCTGAAAGGTCATCTTCCCAATATTTTTTAGTATAGTTCTCGCCCATGTTAATAACTTCATCAATCACCGTAGAGCGAAAGTATGGACGTTTTTTTAGGGAGCGAAGCTGCGTACGTGACATTTTGTGTCGCTCAACGACAAACTGTGCTTCGTCCATGTTATTGGCATCTGGGTCTGGATAGAAGTTCCAAACAGAGACATGCGACACCTGCGGAATAGTTTTGAAGATAGGGTCATATGCACCTTCTTCATTCCAGTTTGGATATTCTTTATCCACAGCAAATGGACCTTTGATAACACCTGTGCCAAACAAAGACATTTCAAAAGCGGTGCTACGCAAATGTTTATTGGCTCCAGACTCCTCTAGCTGGTCGTGAATTTTTTTCTGCATAGATTTAGCAGCAATCATTGCAGGGCTAAACGTAACAGCCGTGGGGGTTTTACCCACACCCTTTTCTAAGCCATCCACATCCTGAAGTTTATCACTGAGTGGACCCAACATTTCTATTAGAGTTTTTTCTGTTGCGCCGGGTGGTATATCTCGACCATCTCCTGCAAAACCATAAGGACTTGGAATGTCAGATGGAATTTCTGGTTTTTGAGGGTCAAAGTTTACATCGGCTACTACACCATCTGGAAGTTCTGTAGGCTCAATGGATAGAGGAAACTTGTTATTAGCAAACAACACGTCAACAATCTGACCATACGCGGCTAGAGTCTTGGTCTTTGTTACTTTAATAAATACACGAGATTTTTCAGCCTCTGTAAATTGTACGTCTGGTCCATACAATCCACGGTAGTTTCTATATGCCCTAGTCCAACGCTCTTCATCCTGATAACGATAATCCTCTGCACGTTTGTAACAATCCTGAACGTAAAATATCAAAGAAGATATTTCGGCGTCGGTTACAGTTGTATCCTCGCTATCTTCTAATGCGATAGCATCTGTTTCCATAGGGAGTTCTTCTTCAGCCATTTGTTTTTCCTTTAATATCCAAACGTGGAGTCAGCTACTTTCATACCTGTCGATGGTCGGCCATGCGGGTCGTAGTCAAAAATACTAAACCTGGGTCTGGACATAATGCCGTACCGGAGGGCGTCGTAAAGATGGTCTTCAGACTTTGTGTCAACATCCTCTGGATTTTTCTTGTCCAAGGGGATGGACGGTAACTGACTGATGACATTTGTGCAGCTATCAAAAAATACAAGTCTAGGCTCCTCTGTAAACTCATCTATCTGTAGGCGTCTATGTATTTCGTTCTTACCAGCCACACGACTGCCTCTACTACGGTCTGATGGACGCCATCTGCAACCCTTGCTAATCATTTGCTCCGCAAGAGAAGGACCAGTATCGCCACGCTTGTGCCAAAGACTGCTGTCCAAAACACCATACTTAATATTTCCATCTTCTGCTTCCAAATCCAAAATCATGTCGGCCAAGTCTGTAGCCAAAACTTTGCTTACATATAATTCTCTGTAGACGACCAACTGTTCATCAGGCGCAACAGCAAACCATATAACACCAGAATAACTACCATAACCATAATCACATGCACGGAACTTCACCCAATTATTAGGAATCCTATAAGGCTCAACAACATGCACATCCCGATTAAATTCGGTAAATGCAGCACCTTCTTTAATATCCCAATCACCCTCCAAGAGTTGTCGTCTTTGCTGCTCTGGTAGTGACAGAAGCATTGCTTCGTAGTCACCTGATTCGGATAGGTAAGGATTATCAGCAAGTCTCGCAGGGATAAATCTCCGTTTGAACAGAGGTCTTCCCGCTTTTGCGTGTCCGGCAGGATATCGCAACACTTCGTTAGTTTCAATGTCGGTTGCATCAAAAGCCTTGTTGTATGCAGCAGGGTCAATGAACATCTTCTTGACCCACTGATGGCCTCTACCGCCGGGGTTAGTTGTTGCCCTCATAAAGATAGGCAAGTCTGGTGCAGTGGACCTTAGACGTGACCGCATGTAATTCCATGCATATGGTGTGGCCCATTGGGTCAATTCGTCAAAGCCTATCCAGCTAAATGCCAGACCCTGATAACGCAAGACATCATCATCTTTGTCCAGATATGACATCCACAACCTTGCGCCAGATGGTGCAGTCCACTGCATTTTCCGTTCTGACCACTTAATACCGGGCCAGATTTTTGGGTACAACTCCTGCGACTTGAATATCAGTTCTCGCAGTTCTTCTGTTGTGTGTCGGAGCAGCAGCCCACTAAATTGTGGGTGGCCCATGTAACGCAGTGGGTCAGCAAGCATAGCGTATGACTTACCGCCCCCTGCACTGCCGCCATATAGAACTTCACGTTCAGATGCGGCAAGAAACTCTGTCTGTGGGCCGGGATTAGGTTTGAACAACACGTTAGCATGTTCTTCAATGCTGCTAGTTTCATGTGAAACTTCTGCAATCTCAACCGTTGGCTTTTGCGCCTGTTCTTTCTTCTTCGATTGCCTTCGCTTTGGCGATTGCCGTTTCCGCATATTCTGCCCACTTGCGGAGGCTTTTAGCTTGGTCCTTACGCTGTCGTTCATTAGCTAACCGTTTCCTTAATCCTACGTGTGAGATGTATCTGCCACTGTTTGCTGTCAGCCAGTTTGCTACTTCACGATAGGAATACTGATTGACGTACTTACGTGCCTTTTCTAACAGGTCCAGTTCAACTTTGATAGGGTCAAGAATGTCGGGGTCTTCTTCACTCTGTTTGTAACCGAAGGGTACAGTTCTAGCAATGCGAGGTATCTGCACCCATTCGTTTTCTTCTTTAATGTCTGTGGGCTGTGGCAGTTTCCACTTGCCTATGCTTCTAGTCATCGTCCTCAACAATAGCTTTAGGCGGCATAAGCATGACACCACCAGATGCCTCTACCTGCATCTTCTCTGTTTTTACTAGACCTACACGGTCAAGCAATTCTTTGGCAGCAGACATCTTGTCACGGATGCCAAGTTCAGTTGGGTCATATAGTGCGCCAGTCATAGCCATAGCTGCCTTTGGTGCATTACGCGCCATGTACATCTGTGTGGCCTCAAGGATTTCTTCTTTCAAGCCTTTGACAATATCTGACGTAGAACTAGCATCTGCATAGCCAGCCATCTTCTTGGCTGCTACCATATCGCCACCAGCTTCATCAAAAAGCACAGCAAGAAATTTTTGTTGTTTGTCTGTTAACTGTCTAGCCACTAAACTCTCCGTGATGCATGGCATGGGCGAGTTTTGTACTACGCGATTTTACTTGGATTGCCCATCTGCTGTCAAGCATTTCTTTCGCCGCTATGTCAAATTTATTTTCATGGACAGCATTCCACATTTTTGTAAACTTGCGGAGACGGGGTACACCCATGTTAAATGCCATATCCATCAATACAAGCTGACGTACAGCGTCCAAATCCTCTACGCAAGGATGCGCACGGAGGAGTTC